GATTTATGAATATTTGGCATGTGTGGACTATAGCACAACAACGTTATAAAAGGGTAAAAGAATTTTTAGAAAATTTAAACGAAATAGATGATTATTTTTATCCAACAGTGGTAAAAGAATATAATACTAAGTCAGGTAAAAAAACTAAAGACGTTCCTTTGTTTAATAATTATATATTTATAAAATATATACATAATGATCAGTTACATATTAAAATATCTGATAACCCCTGGATTAAAGATTATTTGGGCACATGTTCCCAGAAAGAGATGGAGGATGTTTTAGAATTATCTAATAAAAGATATGAAGATTTACTACCTGACACTGAAATAAAGAAGGGGCATAGTTACAGATTGGTAGGGACTCCATTTAGAGACATGATATGTACTGTGGTTGATGTTGAGGAAGACAAATTGATTGTAGCTGTGCAGTTGTTTGGATCAGATAGGCTTATAAAATGTTCAACTAAGGATATTGGTTTGGAAAGGTGATACGATGGTGGACGAGTGTAGAATTAGTAAAAAGAGAGGAAGACCGTTTGGGTATAAATTAAGTGAAGCAACTAAAGAAAAAATAAGAAATAGAAGATTGGGCACGCTTCATTCTCAAGAAACTAAAAATAAAATATCCAAGTCTTTATCAAAGTATAATTCAAAAAAAGAATCTTTATCAGATAGTCTTGAGCATGAATATAGTTATTTATCAGAAGAAGCTACGGATTGGATTTATGATAACAAAAAAGAAATTGATGGTACTACTTCTGTAATGACTGAAAGAAGACTTTCTTATTTACATCAATTAGAATTATGTTTAGGGAATGATATAGAGCACCTTTTTGGGCATAATTCAACTCCAGAATTTTTATTGTTATTGAAAGAGGAGTTGTCAGAACTTTTTGGTGCTGAAATGGTGCAAGAATTGTGCTCTTTGATATAAATCAATAGGAAATATAATAATGGCTAAAAGAGGAAGACCAAAGAAAGTACCCAAATTTAAAGACTTGTTGAGGAAAACTATACCTGCTGCTGATATATTTGAATCAGATGAACTAGCTACTTATGAGGCGTTGGTAGGTATATATTTAAAAGATTTTGACGAATCTCAATTAACAGCTAATGATATGGATGATATTATGTCAATAGCTATGAATAGAGTTTTGGAAATACGTTTACTAAGAGCTAGTAAAGGAGACTCTATGATGCAGATAGATGCTTCTACAGCTATAGAGCGTCTTAGGAAGCAAACAGAAAAATTAAAAGATAATTTAGTTTCTAGACGAAAAGACCGTATAGATCCTAAGAAGTATAGCGGATTTTCTATTGTTGATATGGCCGTGGCTTTTGATATGGATAAAAAGAGAGAAATAATGGAGAGAGCTTCTCGCAAATTAACAAAGGAGGATGAAGTTAGGAAATCAGATCTTCTCATAGGTAATAGTAATGATGAAGATGCTGATATAGTAGAAGAGGAGTAAGTTGGCTAAAGTAGATGCTTATGAAGATATAGAACTGGTTATGAGTAACGGCGCTAATATGATAGCTTATTATAGAAGCGATCCTGTAATGGCGGCGTATGATCTTTTGAATGTGGATTTAGCTCCTATTCAGAGAATTATTTTACGTGATATGTGGTTTAAAAGTTTTGATATTACTGTTATGGGCCGTGGTGGAGGAAAATCCCAAGATATAAATAGTTTATCACTAATAAACGGTAGGGGGTTGTGTTATTTATATGAGGAGTTTGAACCCATCCCTGAGTTTTTAAGGTCAGGAGAGTCTTTAGAAATAAGTTCTGATAAAACTATATATACATCTGAAGGATTTAAGCCTATAAAGAGGGTATCCTTAGAAAAAAATATCAATGGTTTGAAGTTAACTACTCAGTTAGGTTTAGAAAATAAAGGTAGTGAGCACCACCCTTTACTAACAATGGATAAGAGTGGTAATTTTTACTACAAACAGCTACAAGATTTTAAAGTCGGTGATTACGTATGTATTCAGCGAGGGCAAAGGTCTTTTGGCCAAGAAAATATATCACAAGATGATGCTTATTTGATGGGGTTATTTATAGGCGATGGTTGTATTGGTAACGACTATAGTCATCAAGATATAACTACTGCTGATAATTACATCGAAAGTTTTTGTACAGATTATTGTAAAAGAAATAATATATCATATAGAATAGACGAAAATAAAAGGACTTATAACACTGAGCGTAAAAAGAAGACAGATTCAGAGTTTGGTAAAGCGTTTATATTGACTATATCCGGTGAAGATGTTAAATTATTTTATGAATATATTGGATTCAATCTCTGGAGAAAACAGGAACCGCTCGAAAATTTTGTGAATGAAAATAAATTTAATACTAATAAAGATATAATTCCTTTCATAAAAAATACGATTGTAAAAGAACTTGCAGAGAAATACGGTAGTCATAGATCTTTTAGTAAATTATTTTCTGACGAGCGTTATAGATTAGACGATGGTAATAGAAAAAATTTGTCCTACGATGTTTTAAACAAGATAGTAAACACCACGGAATTGTATAGCGTAGATACTGATATCTATAACAAACTGCTAAGAATACGTAATAGAGATTATTATTTTGATAAGGTAGTTTCAGTAGAAAAGTGGTTAGGTGATTGCTACGATTTTGAAATGGATATGGATGTTGAGCCAAATTATTTTTCCAACGGCTTTATATGCCATAATACGTTCTTATTGGGGGTTAACGCTGCTCTACATGCACTTTTATACCCTGGATATAGGGTAGGGCTCATTGCTCCTTCTTTTCGTCAATCTAAGATGATTTTTTCAGAAGTGGAGAAAATATATCAAAGGTCTCCGGTATTAAGAGAAGCTTGCGCAAAAAGACCTACTAGAGGATCAGACACTTGTTTTCTTAAATTTAAAGGTACAGATCATTCTAACGGGAGCTACATTGAAGCACTGCCTATAGGCGTGGATGGTGCTAAAATTCGTGGGTCTCGTTTTTATTTGATCCAAATAGATGAGTTAGCTCAAATGCCCACTGATATTATTGATCTGGTAGTGCGTCCTATGGCGGCTGTGTCATTGGAACCTATGCAGCGAGTCCGAGAGCGTCAACGCCAACAATTGTTAATTGATCAGGGACTAGCTACTGAAGATGATTTTGCTGATGAAGCAGCTAATAAAATGATAATGACTTCATCTGGATATTTTAAGTTTAACCATATGTGGAATAGAATGAAATCATATTGGAGAGCTATGAAAGAAGAGGGTGAAAAAACTAAATACGCTGTACATCAAGTACCTTATCAATTATTACCTAAAGCCTTTCTTGATGAGGAGAATATTAAAGAAGCTCGTCGTACAATGTCACATATTGAATTTATAATGGAGTATGAAGCTGCTATGGTATCTGATAGTGATGGGTTTTTTAAAGCCTCAATGTTAGAATCTTGTACCAGGGATAGTAAATTTAGTATACAGGTTTCTGGAGAAAAAGGTAGAGAGTATGTTATGGGTATAGACCCTAATCAAGGAGGAAAAGCTTCATGTGGCGTAATCATTATAGAAATAGGGGATCCTCATAAAATAATATATGTTAATGAATTGAAGAAAAAAACTACTCAAGAAATGGTTATTGAGTTTCAAAGACTTACAAATGCGTTTAATATAGTGCGTATATTTATGGATTCTCAGGGGGGAGGAAAACCTATTCGTGATTTATTACAAGAGGGTTATAATAACCATATACCAATTTTAGATATGGATGATGACACTACTAAATCTAAAAAGGGTAAGCGTATTCTTCAGCTTGTAAATCCTACTACAGCGTGGATAAACGATGCTAATTTTGATACTTTAGCTATGTTTGAGCATAAAGATCTTTTGTTTCCAATGATACCTTTATCCTCTAATCCAATAGCTGAAAAATTATATGAAGAAGTAAGAGTGTTAAAATCACAGTTATTAAATATAATAGTGACCCAAACTTCTCGTGGAGTTAGACATTTTGATACCCCTAAAAAAGGTCAAAATAAAGATTTGTATTCGGCTTTAGTACTGGCTGCTTGGGGGGTTAGAGAAATGTTTAGAGAAGGTATAGAAGAAGATTTGGTATTGGAATCTCAAGGTTTAGTAAGACCACATAAACCGGGAGCTAGATTTGCAAGATCTGTAGCTATTGATTCTGGTAGGGACTATTTAAAAGGTGCTGTTTTGACTAAGGTAAAATAATCTAACTATGTTTTAGTAGAGGCTTGCCCTTTATTAAAAGGCGGAGGATAATTATGGTAGAAGAGATAAAGCCTCAATTACCACAAGAAGATCAGAATGTAATTCCACCTCCAGTAAGTACTGATGTTACTACTGTTAAAGATATGGTGGAACGTATACATTCTAAACTAGACGAATTTGCTGATGATATTGATGAAGAATTCGTCAAAGAGATGGAAGCCCAGTTAAAGGCTAAAAGAAATGGTAATGGTAATGGGCAGTTTATATGTAAAAATAAATATTGGG